CAACTATTACATATACTGATGACACAGTAGTAACTCTTGATGCTTCTGGTACCCCAGTTGTTAAAAAAGTTGACTCTCCACTAGGCGGAGACTTGTCTAACCCAGCGTTCTCTATCGTAGAAGGCATCCTAAAGAACTACGATATGAAGGGTGTAGCAGATTCAATCGCTAAGATTCGTGCTGACTACCCAGAGATTGCAAGTGCAGACATCCTTGCATTACTTAAGTTTGATACACGTTACAACGCACCATACCTAGAACGCTTTGCTGGTAATGCTGCCCTCATCAAGAAGGGTTTACCTACCCTCAATGATGACATTTATCTTAAGGCAGAAAAAGAATACGAGACTATTTTTAAGGCTTACGATGTAGGTTCTCTTGCTAACCGCAAGATGTATGCCACATTGATTGGCAACTCAATGGATGCAGTAGATGTTACTGGTCGCTTGAAGATTGGTTATGACCGTCTTAAGTCAGACAAGAACATTGAAGAAGCATTCAGGAAGTTTTATCCAAGTCTTGGAACTGGAGACATTGTTGCAGCAATGCTTAACCCTGATGAGATGTTACCAGCCCTTGAGCGTAAGGCTGCTGCTGCAGAAATCGGTGGCTCATACCTAGCGCAAGGACTTGAAGCATCTAAGATTTCTGCTGAATCACTTGCTGCATTTGGTATTACTAAGGCTGGAGCACAGGCTGGTGTTCGATACATCGCACAGGCTCTACCTCGCGGTAAGTTTCTATCTCAGATTTCTGGTGAGACTGGCATCAACTACACACAGCAGACTGCAGAAGATATTACATTCAAGAAGAATGTTAAAGCACAGCAAGAAGAAGACATCCTTAAGGCTAAGGAAATTGGTCGCTTCTCCGCTGAGTCAGGCACGATGGGAAGTAAGTCATTTGCTTCTCAACAACGTGGCGCTGGCATAATCTAAACAAATAGAATCCTGAACGGACCTACCAGCCCCGTCAGCGTATAAGACTGGTAGCAAGAGCCAGACCGTTTCCCCGAATGGAACCTGAGGCTTGCGAACTACAACGAATAGAAGGGTGGACAGTTGCTATGAGCAACAACTACTGGGATGAAGAAGACGATGACCTCGATACAGATATCGACACAAGCAATGACGGAACTGACTTACTAAAGAAGTTACGGAAGGCAAAGCGTAGTGACGAGAAAAGAATTAAGGAACTCACTGAGCAACTTGAGACACTATCCAAGGGGCAGCGTGAGCGCACCGTCAAAGAAGTCCTAGAAAAACAGGGTGTGAATCCTAAGGCTGCAAGACTAATTCTCAAAGACTTAGAAGACGTTAGCGAAGAGACAGTTGCAAACTGGCTTGAAGATAACGGCGACTTATTTGGGTTTGTCAAGCAAGAGGAAACACCTGAAGTCGATGGCAATCGTGCCGAATTACGTAAGCAGAATGCTGTCACACAGGGTGCTATCACACCTGACAGAGGCGAAGATTTGGAAATGAAAATCGACGGAGCACAATCCGCCGAAGAACTCACCCGCATCCTCTACTCACAATCTTAAACATTCATAGTATCTAATCACCAGGAGGTGAACACTTGGCTACAAACTACACATCGACAGACTCAGCGTCTCTCGGCGGTACAGCAGGTAGCGCAGGTCTAGTACAGAAGGCATACGATAAGTTTATCGAATTTGCCCTTCGCGACGAACCCCTAATTCGTGCCGTAGCAGACAAGCGCCCAGTATCAACAACAAACAACGGTAACGTTGTTGTCCTACAACGCTATGCAGACCTTGCTAACGCAACAACTGCATTGACTGAATCAACAGACATTGATGGCGTTACAATCGGAACACCTACATCTGTGACTATCACAATGCAGGAGTTCGGTAACGCAACAACAAACACACGTGCTCTACAGTTGTTCTCTTTGAACTCAGTAGACCCAGACATCGTAACTTTGATGGCTCGCAACCAGGCAGATTCAATCGACGCACTTGCTATGACAGCACTTCGCGGCGGAACAAACGTAATCTACTCAGGTTCAACAGCAACAACAACAGCAACAGTTACAGCAGCAGCAACATTGTCAACAGCGAACATCGCTAAGGCAGTTGCTAAGTTGCGTACTAACAAGGCTTCAGGCAAGCGTGGCAATGAGTTCTGGGCTGGAATCCACCCAGATGTTGCACACGACCTAATGCTTGAATCATCTGCAGCAGGTTGGGTAGTACCTAACGCATACGGAATTTCACAAGACCGTATCTGGGCTGGAGAAGTTGGTCGTTACAAGGGTGCCTACTTCGTAGAGTCACCACGCCTATACGTAGCAACTGATGGTGCTTCATCTGCAAAGGTGTACCGCACAATCCTTTGCGGACAGCAAGCACTTGCTGAGGCAGTGGCAGAAGAGCCACACACAGTTATCGGTCCAGTTACCGATAAGTTGAACCGCTTCCGTCCAATCGGATGGTACGGCGTTCTAGGCTTCGCACGTTTCCGTGAAGAAGCACTATACCGCATTGAGTCTGGTTCATCAATCGCTTAGTTGATTGACGGGTGAGGCTAGGGAAACCTAGCCTCATCAGTAAGTTCATTAAGGAGAACAAATGACAACTTATTTATTTACCACACCTGTGGTAGAAGAAGGTCCCACTGGTGGACATCGCTTGTTCTACTTCTTCCGTCTCAATCGTGGAGTAACAATTGTTCGTACTGGTAGCACATACTCCAGTGGGCGTTGGTACTCACAAGATGAACTAGAAGCAGTTGACGAGTACTGGTTAGGTGGACACGAACATCCTGGTATCAGCGAAGCAACTAAGGCAGCGATGATTGCTGCAGACATTGACGTTACAGAAGCAAACTTCGTAGCAGAGTAGGGACAAATGAGTTTACATCAAAGAACAAAGCATCCTGAATATGTTGAAGGTTGTTTCGGATGCAAAGTATCAACTCTTGAATTAAATACTGGGGATGCTGGCAGACCAATTGCTGATAAGCAATGGCAAAGTAGATTGAAGTTCTATAAGGATGCTAGGAACCAAGGTATTCAACCAGCAGGTACCCATCGTGGTCAGGTTGAGGCAGCAATCGAAGCAAGTGAAACATTGGGCAAGGCATACGACGCTGGCACAATGGGAGTTAGAGCAGACAAGGTTACGAAATCCGTAGCCGAAGTGATGAAAGCGGTGGAGTAAATGATGAAGAACAAGGCATACAAAATGGGCGAAAAGATGGAATCTAAGAAAGAAAAGATGATGGAAATGAAGATGGGCAAGAAGAAGATGGTCAAGAAGGCTGTTAAGAAAATGGGCAAGAAGAAGTAAATGACTGACCCAAGACTAAAGCGAGCAGGAGTTTCTGGTTTTAACAAGCCAAAGCGAACACCAAGTCACGCTACCAAGTCACACGTTGTTGTGGCGAAGGAAGGCGACAAGGTTAAAACTATTCGCTTTGGTCAACAGGGTGTTACTGGGGACAGACAACCTACGAAGCGTCAGGCTTCATTCAAAGCACGTCACGCTAAGAACATTGCCAAGGGCAAGATGTCAGCAGCGTATTGGGCTAACAAGGTTAAGTGGTAACAAACAAAGGTGGGGACAATGAACGACAAGTTAGCAATTGCCTGGTGCGATAACGGTATGGTCGATGGCAAGTTTATGCAAGGTGTTACAGATGTGATGCTCCACTCAGGAGTTGAAGTCGCAACTACCCTTCGTAGCCAAGGCAACCAGATAGCACGACAGCGAGACAAAGTAATTAACTACTGGTATGACGGCAACAAATCTGACTGGCTCTTATGGGTTGACTCAGATGTTGTTATCAGTCCAGATACTTTCAAGTTGCTTTGGGATAACAAGGATGTTAAAGAACGACCAATCTTAACTGGTGTGTACTTTACAACTGACCAACCTGAAGAACCTTTGATGGAACCAATGCCAACATTGTTTAACTTTGTAGCCAATGGTGATGAGATAGGTGTCAAGCGAGTTCATCCTTTACCTAAGGATAAGTTGTTGCAAGTAGGAGCAGCGGGTATGGGATTCGTCCTAATGCACCGCAGCGTGGTTGACCGCATCCGTGAGGTACTTCCAAAGGCTCCGCTATTTTCAGATGTAGGACACGGAAAGAATTTTATGGGTGAGGATATCTACTTCTTCGCCCTATGTGACAAGGCTGACATTCCAGTCTGGGCACACACAGCAGCAACAGTTCCGCATATGAAGCGGTTCTCCTTTGATGTTAATTACTACGATGCATTCGTAGGGAATAAGAGGAAATAATGGCGTACACCCTGAGTCAGATGATTGATGAGGTTGTCTTGAACTTGGCTGGATATACATTCCAGCAGGACAGAGCAACCTACCTGAAGACTGCAGTTACAACTACAACATCTTCAAGTGCTTCACCGCTAATCCTGTCTCTGGGTTCGACTGAGAATGTCGGCAAGGGAGTCATCGAAATTGATGAAGAGTTGCTATGGGTTGATTCATATGACCGCATCTCTAACACTGCGACAGTGGCTCCTTACGGACGTGGCTATCTAGGTTCAACAGCAGCAACACATACGCTAGATTCCAAGGTAACCATCTCTCCAACCTTCCCACGTTTCTCAGTTAAGCGTGCAGTCAACGACACAATCCGTTCCCTTGGAGCAAACATCTTTGCGGTAAAGTCAACAACATTTACCTTTAGCCCTGCTCAGTCAACATATGCTTTTAATAACCTCAACATCAAGAACATATTGACAATTGCTTGGGAGTCAATCGGACCATCTAAAGAATGGGTACCAGTTCGCCGTTGGGACTTTGACTCTACTGCAGATGCAACAGCCTTTGGTGCTTATGCACAGACCATCACAATTGGAGCAGATATGCCAATGCCAGGACGCACAGTCCGAGTTGTATATGCAACTGACCCAGTAACCTTTACATCTAACAGTGAAGACTATGCAACACAAACTGGTCTTCCAGAATCAACACGAGATGTAGTAATCCTTGGAACTGCTTACAGACTTCTGTCCTTCCTTGACCCAGCACGTGCTTCTCAGATTAGCCCACAGGCTGATGAGACAGACAGCAAGCGTCCTTACGGTGCTTCACAGAGTGCGACTAAACAACTTTACGCTTTGTACTCACAACGTCTCCAAGAGGAGACAAAGGCTCAACAACAGAATTATCCCCCACGAGTTCACTTCTCCCGCCGATAGGAACCTAAATGACAGTCAGAAAATACTCATCACGTTCTCAGCAAACAACGCTGAGTTCTCCAATCACTTCAACAGCATCAACAATGACTGTTGTCAATGGCGCAGCCATTATGGGTGGAAAGACGTTAACTGGAACTCAGACATACACAGTTGTCATTGACCCAGATACAGCACTCGAAGAGATTGTAGATGTCACCCTCTACTCATCTGGTAACACATTAACAATTACTCGTGGTGTAGATGGTCCAACCCCTGGTACTGGCTCTGCTCACTCAGCGGGTGCAGTAGTTCGCCATATGGCAATTGGTCGTGACTACCAAGAGGCTAACGACCATATTGAAGATACCGCTGCCTTGGTTACTCTTACTGGAGCACAGACTCTTACTGACAAAACTTTAACCTCACCAATTCTGACAACTCCAGCACTTGGTACTCCAGCATCTGGAACTCTTACTAATGCTACTGGTCTACCAATTGCAACTGGTGTATCTGGTCTAGGCTCAGGTGTTGCTACATTTCTTGCTACTCCATCTAGTACAAACCTTCGTGGTGCGCTGACAGATGAGACAGGCACTGGCTCTGCAGTATTCGGCACAAGCCCAACAATTGCTACACCTACAATTACTAGCCCAACCATTACTGGCACAGGCGCCATTGCTGGAACATTTACAGGTAACCTTACAGGTAACGTAACAGGTAACGTAAGTGGAACATCAGGTTCTACAACAGGCAATGCTGCTACAGCCACAGCCCTTGCAACTGCTCGTACATTCCAGTTAACTGGAGATGTTGAAGCAAGTGGAGTTACTTTTGATGGTACTGGCAACGTAAGCCTAACCACAGTCATTGGCACTGGTGCAATTGTAAATGCTGATATCAATGCTTCTGCAGCAATTGACAAGACTAAGATTTCAGGAACAGCAGTTACTGTTGGGGATACTGGCACAGTAACAAGTACAATGATTGCAGATGGAACCATTGTTAATGGTGACATCTCAGCAACTGCTGCTATCGCTAAGACCAAGTTAGACCTTGGTGGAACAATTACCTCTGCTGACTTGGTAGATGGAACTATTGTCAACTCAGACATTAACGCATCGGCTGGTATTGCACTTAGCAAGTTGGCTACAGACCCACTAGCCCGTGCTAACCACACTGGTACGCAGACAGCAAGTACTGTCTCAGACTTTGATACACAGGTTCGTACCTCTAAAGTAACTGACCTTGCAGCACCTACTGGTTCATTCTCAATGAACAGCCAGAAGATTACATCTCTTGCAACTCCTACTACAGGAACAGATGCTTCTACTAAGGCATACGTAGACGCACAGATTACCGCCCTTGTTGGTGGTGCTCCAGGAACACTGGATACTCTTGCTGAAATTGCTTCTGCAATCTCTAGTGGTGGTTCATTTGAATCAACTGTAGTACTTAAGTCAGGTTCAACTATGACAGGTGCTCTCACTCTGTCAGGTGCTCCAACTGTAGACCTACACGCTGCTACAAAGGCTTACGTAGATACAGTTGCTGGTTCTGCAACTGCTGCTGCAGCAAGTGCAACGGCTGCTGCTGCATCATACGATTCATTCGATGACCGCTACTTAGGTGCTAAGTCAACTGCCCCAACATTAGACAATGATGGTAACGCTCTTGTTACTGGTGCTATCTACTGGAACTCAGTAACCAACCAGATGTATGCTTGGACAGGTTCTGCCTGGGGTTCAATCTCATCTACTGCAGATATTTACCGCTTCCGCTTTACAGCATCAGGCGGAGAAACAACAATCTCAGGTGTTGATGCAAATGGATTAACTCTTGCTTACATCCCAGGTAAAGAGCAGGTATACCTTAACGGTGTACTCCTTGCTCGCACATCTGACTACTCAGCAACTAATGGTTCAAGCATTACATCTCTTGCAGCATTGGCTGCATCAGACATTGTGGAGATTATTACATTCACAGCCTTTGAACTTGCAGACTCAATTGCTCGTTCACTCTTTGACGCAAAGGGCGACCTATTGGTTGCTACTTCTGCAGACACACCAGGCAAGATTTCCGTTGGAACTAACGGACAGTATTTACAGGCTGACTCAAGTACGGCTACTGGACTTACCTGGTCAACAGTATCAGGCTACTCAGCACCTACTCTAGGTTCAACATCTATTGCATCAGGTGCAACGGTAACAACAATTGCTGGTCTAACTCTGACAGCACCAACATTAACTGGAACAGTAACTGCATCAGGTGATATTAATCTATCTGCTACAGGTGGTCCAGGAAGTATAAAAGACGAACTAACGCTCCTACTAATGGGTGCCCTCTAATATGAAAGGTAGTAACTAATGGCTACATTAACTAAGGCGCTGTTCCGAGGAGCAGCAACAACAACAACAACTACGGTGCTATACACGGTACCAGCATCTACTACTACAGTAGTATCAAATATAGCAGTAACTAATAC